TCACGGATCTTCTCACGCATCTCATCTAGCTTCTTTGCACCCTCTTTGTTTGATCCACCACCCAGTGCGGTCACCAAAGATGCAGGGAATACAAACTCCCCATCAGCAATCATTGCGTTGATGTGACCACCTTGTGAGTGGTTTTCATAGTGCTTATGAGGAAATTGGCTCATGAAGTGGTGCAACGCCTCTGCCCCCGCTTTATTTGACCCATCCCCCAGTGCAGCAACTATATCCGCATCCATCACGTAATCCCCATCCTTTAGGAGTGCAGGGATATCATCCGACTGCCCTGTTCCACCCCCTTGGGCGTAGTATCCAGTATGTCCAGTAATAAACTCAGGTTTGTGTTCATAATGACCTAAACCACCCATAGAACCCCCATCTTTAGAAAATTGAATATCAGACGTACCTTCAGATATATTTTGTGGCATATAAGGATTAGGGCTTTGTGAGTAAAGCTGATTAAGCTGAACAGGTTCTAATGGTGCTTCAGTAGCACCTAAAGCTTGTTCTAAGGGGGATTTATTCAAAACTGTTCCAGTCGATAAAAGACCTGCCGTAAGTGGGTTATAAGCAGATGATCCTACAGAAGAAGAAGGAGAACTAGAGCTACTAGATCCAGAAGAAGAAGCTGAATTAGTAGTACTACTAGATCCACTAGATGAATTTGGTACTGAAACATTTAAGCCACCACTACCAGATTTAGTAGATCCACTAGCCCCATCTGAACCATCATAGTTAGGAGCACTATTTGGTGTTTCTATTGTTTGAGTTGATCCATCTGCATAAGTTACAGTAGATGTGCCATCAAAATTATTGACAGTGCTGATTATGTCTGTACCAGATGGAAGTATTTGTGCAGTCAGATTTGGATTTCCAGAAGCATCTGTAGGAACTACTTTTTGTGTAATATCATTTAAATTGGGTTGTGTTGTATCTATAGGTGGCAATCCAGTTGTATCTTGTGCTGTTGGATCTGTAGAACCACTAGTAACACTTTGTGAAATACTATTTATGTCTTGAAATGCAGTTGGATCAAATGATGTTCCATTTGATGGAGACATAGGTAATGTATTACCCAATCCATTACCTGAATTAGTTTGAGTAAGTCCACCAGATGAATCAAGTGGTGGAGATGGTGGTGAAAGTGTTGATGTTATTGTTGATGGCAAAGGATCACCACTTGAATCAGTAAGTGGTGATGTTCCTTGTGGTGGTCCAATGTAATTAGGTGAATTTGGATCTGGTGAACTTGTTTGTTGAGAACTTAATCCAGAATTTAATCCACTTATTGTTCCTTGAGTTAGAGCATTTTGTAAATTTTGACCTGATGCTAAAGACCCAACAGTAGATAAAGCACCAGTAGCCAAACTATTTGACAATTGAGGTGATGCACCAGTTAAATCTTGTATTTGATTAGATATACCACTATTAGCAGATTGACCTAAACCCGTTCCACTTATTGCACCACTAATAGCTAAATTTTCTAATGGTTGTGTTAAGTTTTCTTTGCCACTTGCAACTGCCGATATTGCTGGAATTAAAGCACCAGATCCAGGGACTACTGCATTAGCCATCATTGATGCTATAGCTGTAGGAGATGAAACTGAATTTAATACATTACCAATAAAACTATCACCAAACATTCCAGATGAGCTAGATTGTTGAATGTAATTGGCATAGTTTGTTAAATCATTTGAAATTGTATTTGAATCTAATCCTTGTGATGATAGAAATTTTAAACTTTCATCTATTGAATTCTGATCACCATTGCCCAAGGCATTAAACAAATGATTTTGCTCAACCCATTGAGTAGGGTTAGCCATTGCATCTTGCAATGTTTGATTTCCATTTCTACCATTTATTGCATCAGATAGACCAGGGATAGCAGCAATCGTATCATTGGAATACCCCAATGTAGTGTTAGGAGCATAAGTGGTTATGGGAACATCACCTCGCCCTAAAACTGTAGTTGCATATTGCGTTGTATCTAATGCCATATTAATAAATACTCTGTTGATTTTGTGAGACGTTCATTATCCCAACCACTTGTTTTGCCCACTCTCGCCAATCCTCATATCCTCTAGGATCAGGTACACCACTTTGTACAAAGTATCCAATCCCTTGCATACCACTTGCCCAGTCTCTCCAATGATCCTCTGGCACAGTTCCCAATTGATTTGAGGCAAACTGTTGAGCCATAGAAGCACACCATAAATCCCAAGTCACCCCACGAGGGTCATACGTTGTTGTCATTACGGTGATCCCGTTCCACGCTCATCACCCATATCCACACTGAGTAAGCAATTACCCAACTGATAATCTCCACCTTGTGTGTTGCTTCCAATCACAAGTCTCATCTCACGACGTTGTTCTTTCATGTCAATCTTAAGCGTGGACGAAGTAAAGTAATACGGTGTTGATGGACTATCCACATCATCCGCATACCCCTTACCCGTCACAATCAAAGACATTTGCCCTGATTGTACAAAGTCAGGCTCAAAACGCTCTAATCTAATCCACTTGTTGTCGTTAATCAGTTGCTGAGTGCTGAGTCCACCACCCACCCAACCCAGTGAGTTGGTTGTAAAGTAAGAGTTGATTGCGGTCACCTGAGTAAGATAAATTTGATCCTTACCCGTCTCGTGTTGCCACAAAATATAAGACTGAGTCATGCTGACAGACATAGTCAAGCCAGATCCACCAGAAGGAGATCTTGCAGTTGTGGTGAGCGTTCCAGATAAAACAGAGGAATACAACCCACCGTTTTGAATGCTTAAACCCGTAACAGCACTTCCAGATATTGTGGTTACGCTAAAAACCGTAGGGCTACCAGTGCCCCCATTAAGAACCACCACATCCCCAACCGCATATCCACTTCCACCACTGACAATCGTTTCTGAGACAACTTGGTAGCCAGAGGATGTGTTCCCTCCCCATATCGGATAAGGAAATACCTCTGAGAACACCCCAGCGGATCTCTGTGCACCTATCGCCTGACCTGAGTCATACCAAATCTTCTCTCTGACGTTATAGATAATAGCGTCAGTGCACTCCGTTGCCGTACCCCTTGGGTAAAACCACCAAATCTCACCCCACCGAGTTACCTTAGTTGCCCATACCTTTTGTCGTTGAACAAAATTAATATTGTCAAAAAAGTAGTTTATGTTGACAGTGTTCTCAACCTCTTGGACAACACCGTTGTAAACAAAGAATCTATCCACTCCAACCCAATAATATAAACCATCATACTCAACCACGGAGTTGGAGGACATGATGGTGGTCGCTGTGGAGATAATATCGTACCTCCAGTAAAGCGTAGAACTGCCCACAGTCTGCGGAGAATAGCTTACCCTAGTCAACTGATCTAATGACCAAAAAAGACCTGAAGGAGACGTTGTACCACCCCTTAGAGGCATTCCCTTAACGACTTTGGTTCCTGATACGTTGTTGGCGTTGGAGTCGGCACCAACCCAGTTGTTAAAGTTCCCTGCGGAACAATTCTGTATCAGTCCATTATTCCCATAAACAAACAAGTAAGGGTAGAGCATACAAGCCCCACCCGATACAGAGATATTGTTGTTAAAGGTGACCGTAACACCTGATCCAGTAGACATAGATGCCGACACAGTTACCGTGGTTGTTCCACTTGCAACAGTGACAGCGGTAACGTAAGTTCCAGTGGTTATCCCAGTACCACTAACGGTTTGGTTAACACCAATCAAATAATTAGCTGAGGAGATGGTTATAGTCGTACCAGACAAATTACCCGTTGCTGTAAACACCCCAACTTGGCTCAGTGCTGAATAAGGAAATCCTCCCACGAGCACAGGCGTATTGGTTGTGTTGTCAATGTTGGAGAGGTTTTGACCTGGGTGGGCAACAATGTTTAAAACCCCCGTTCCGTTAGGATCAAAGCCAAGGTCAAATTGCCAAAGATTGTTGGCGTTAGCTGTAAAGTTGTTGAGCGTAATGGTCGTTGGTCCAAACCCCACGCCACCATTATTCCCCGTTTGCCAACCACTCAAATAGTTAGAATCTCCAGAATAAACATAGTTAATTCCGTTCTGGGATTGCATCACCATCCCACGAGAGATATTAGGTGCGTTTAAAAAAATAGCGTTGTACCCACCAATCTTTCTTGGAAGAGCACGTTGAAACCTTACCCATTGACCATCAACAAAAGAAGGCGAAGCAAACTGCGTCCCGTCACGTTGTATGCCAGGTTTGACGTTAAGGATTGCTACCTTTAATGTCAAAATGCACCCCCAAGAACACCTGAAGTCAATAACCAACCATTCGTGTTCGCACTACCAATGCTCGTACCACCAGAGGTAAATCCAATCGTATTACTAGATGGTAGGTATAAACCCGTAGTTGTATTGCCAAGGAAATTGACGGATGGAGCACTAGCACTTCCAGTTGCAAAAGTAATGGATGTAGCACTCGTAAAAGCCAAGCTATTGGCGTTGTAGACGTTCTTACCATCGCAGATCAGCATTACAGTGGTGTTTTGGCTAACCGTTGCTGTAGAGCCACCAGACACGCCAGTGGAGATGGTTACTGTGTAAGAACCTGTTGTATTGTTGCTAAAGGCGTAGAGTTGAACGGTCGCTGGGACATAAACAGTCGTATTCCCATTCAAAGCACCCGTATAGTTCTGAATCGTATTAGACGCCTGTGCAGATGTTAAGGTATACGTGTACGGAGAAGACAAACCACTAAGCGACAAAGCCAACTGTGTATAAGCAAAACTGTTTGATCTTCCATAACCAAATGAGTAAAAACCCGTAGATCCATTGGATACGATAACAATAGATTCTGTTAACTGTAACTGTTGGTTAGAGTTACCGTCTATCGTGTCAGATCCATTTGGGGAGATCGTGACAATTCCAGTACCATCATTCTTAACAACCACGTACCAGTTTGAGCCAACAACGGATGAGCTTGGTAGGTTGATCGTACCAACCCCTGCAGACCAAACATAAAACGTAGCCCTACTGTTGATGTTCAGGGTTGATGTTGTGTATAGAGTACTTATGGGGTAAGCAGTGTTTAAAGTGCTTCCAATCGCTGTTAGCCCGTACCCAGCGAGTGTTGACGCAGACGCTGAGGATGTACCCACACCCATTGCGATATTTCCCCAAGTCCCTGCGGTTGAATTATTGTTAGTAACGTAAATATAGTAAGTGTTGACCGTTGCACTCGTTGGGGCAACAGGAATGCTGATAATCGTGCCTCCCGTGTAGTCAGTTACCGTAAAAGAATACTGACCAGAGGTGCCAACATTTCGGATAATGATGGCTTGACCGACGGAGACTTGACTCGCTGGGGGCATTGCCACAATAAGCCCAGAGGATGTGGCAGTGATTTCGGTAATGTTAGCTGCTACGTTGGTTGAGGTCGTCCCGTTAACCGGCCAATTCAAATACGTAATCGAACCCGAAGATCCACTAATCGTCAACGCCTCATACCCAACCTGTGATGGAGAGATCGTCTGTCCTGTGAACGGATTTGTGTATGATGCCATAATTAACTATCCTGTACTACGGTTTGTCTATCGCCCACACGGGTAATATCTTCTGACTTGAGCATATTCAGTGCGTTTTGATACATCTGTTGCCAAGTTGGGATTCTTGCGTCGTTCTTTAAGAACGGTGTCATCTGAAGTAAAGTTCCAAAAAGTAACGCATTTGGAGCATTCTGAGTCAACCAATTCGTCTGGTTGGTGCTAGATAAAGGTAAGATTCTTTCGTAAAAAAGAACCTCAAAAGCATATGACTGATCTGGTGTTGGTGCTATGTACCAATGATCATAGTCATAGTCAGCGTAATAGATAGGGGGTGCAGTATTAGAGCTATTTGTCCAATAAGAGGTCAAATACTCGTACTTTCTTAAGAAAATAGGTTGCTTATTTCCACTCGCATCCGTGTACTTCATGGATACGGTTTTACGCCAACGAGCGGGTTTGGGGATCACGGGATTCCCTACCGTTAAGGTACTCTCAGCAACATTAAGTTGACCTAAAGTCTTGATTTGTTGAGCAATTTCATACTCACATAAACTGATAGCGACAGGAACTTGGTTCACTACCGCTGTATCATTCCTCTCCAAATACTGATAAATAGTAGTTGTGAGGTTGTCATATGTGAAAGCAAACGAAGGTGTATTCGTTATGGATGAAATTGTCATTTAACCCCCTAATATACGCCTATTTTAGATAGTATCGGGGGAAAAGTCACCCCAATTCATTACGCATAAACTCGTGTGCCTGATTTGTCAATAATCAACTTTGATTTTTTGGGTGTGTCGCCAATATGCGTAACCATCGACACGTGTGTCCAACGATCAAATTCACGGATAACTTGTTGGTAAGGCAGATCAGAGGCAATAATTGCTTTGGTCACCTCGTCTGGGGTCATCCCTGGGACTCGCAGATCCGCTGCACAGCCTCGCCTATGATCAGACGTATTCTTAGACCCCACCGCATTATTAACCGCCTCAGACCTAAAGGCACTGTTGACCATGATTGGCTTACCATCAAGCACTTTTTTAACTTCCTCAAGGAAATCAGCTAAACGAGGCAGATTAGCCACCGCATTGATGATCTCCTCTTTGCCGTCCACAATGCACTTCTCGTGCTCTGTAGGCGTGTTATCCAACTCACGGTGATCGGTGTGAGTTAGTTCCTCAAGTGTGAAATTAGGACTGAGATTCATTTTGTGCCTTTCCAATATGGATACCTGTAATTAAACCTAAGAACCCACCACAGATGGATTGGAACGCAGGTCCAACGATATCAAAAACAATCTTGTCATCCACGGTTGGATCAAGAACCGCTTGGACAAACATCCATATCATTGATGCAATAACCCCCATCAAGGAGAGAGTTGCAATCATAGTTACACATCCTTTTAGCGTCCAGTCTTTCATTGTTTACTCCTTACTTCGTTGTAGATGTCAATACAGGCGTTGAGGGAACGGATGGCTTTGTCTCCGTCTGAGGCGATGGTGATAAGAGCGTTAGCAACCTCTGGGTCAAGTTCGGATCTTGTTTCTGTATTTCCTGTGGCAGAGGTGGGATCTGTGCTGACTTGTACGCTACGGGTGGCGATTGACAACCGCACAGCACCACTAGCAACATCAGACTGTAATTTAGTAATCTCGGCTTTAGCTTGATCATTTGCCTTCCTTAATTCAGTTGCATGGTTATCGGCTATTTTAACCATCTCGGCTTCTTTTTCACGCTCAATCAGGTTCAGTCTAGCCACCTCAGCCTCTTGCTCAATATACGCCTGATGGTGACCATAGAAGTAACTACTGATCACCACAGACAAAATACCTATCAATATCCAAGGATTTGTTAAACTAAACATTATTTTTCCTTCTCAGCCTCTACTTCTTTTTTCAGCTTTTCTATTCTCTTGATGTTGGACTCCATCAAAATTCTCTCTTGACGAATATCCATGTACATGAAACCAAGAACAGGAATAATCAAAACAAACAACAATGCCAGTATCACAATGATCAGTACATACGCCCATGACTCACTCGATGAAGTGCCCACATAAAACCCATTAAGTAAATTGCCACAAACGCTATTGCAACGGTACAAGCCACTTTAAACCACTCTTTTCGCTTTTTTTCTGCAATTTCCTCTTCTATTTTCTTCTTATTGCGAAAATAAGCCTTTCTAGCAACCAACTGTTCCTGTTGTACAGTTCCAATCATTTCCCTCACACGGGTGTACAAATCCTTCAGTTCAGGGGGTACTTGATAAATCATGTACTCCCTTAGTTCTACTTGCATCTCTTCCATTCTGGTCATTGCAAGAACCCTGTTAATTGCTCTTTCTGTCTGATCCCCATTTGGATCGTAAACAGTCTTTGACTTTTCC